GGCCTCCAGCATTGCGTCGGCCATCAATTTGCGGGCCTCCAGCATGGCGTCGGCCATTTGATAAGCGCCCTTGGCGATGGTTTCCACATTTGGCGCGTCGTTGTTGTTCAGGCCGCAATAGCCTTTGTCGTAGGCATCCCACATGATCTGCATCGCCTTAGCCGCGAAGTAGTCGCGCAGGGTCATGCCTTCGTACCCGTGATTCGGAAAGGCCCAGCCCCCGGTGTTGATCTCACTCATGCCGCCTCCTTCTTGGGCGCGGTATAAGCGCACTCCCCATGCGCCGCGCGCACGTGAGCGTCGATGCCGTAGCGGCGGTACATGTCCACCACGTCCTGCCGGTCGTCGAACGCGCCGACAATGTCTTTCCACATCACGCCATAGTTCTCGGGGAGCCAGTGGAGCATCTCACGCTTGAGCTCGACGGACGAGCGATGGTCGCCGTTGTTGCGCATGATGAGGTGCTTGTGCGAGATGCACTTGCGCGAGAGCCACTCCTCGGTGATGGCGCGGTAGAGCACGGGCCGCGCGGTGAAGACGATCACCTCCTGCCCAGCCATCATGATGTCTTCGTTGACCAACAAGTCGAAGGCGCTGAGCGAATGGTAATCGTGGTAGCGCTCGAGCGGGCTGGTCTTGGACCAGTCGATGCGCGGGATGCGCCAACCGTCGTCTGCGATGCAGTTGTCGAGGTCGACTATGATGTGCGGGTTCATTGCGGTTCCTTTCTACTTTCTGGAGGCGATATTCTCGCCTATCTCGCCGAGCTTGAGGATGGCTAACAGCGCTGCGGTTTGCCAAAAGGCGGTCTCGTCCCCGCGCACATAAGTGACCGGGATCGCCACCCAGAGCGCCAGCTGCGCCACCGCTCCGAGCAGGTCGTGCGCCTCGAGAATGGCGTGACGGATTCGTTGGTACTTGCTCATGCTGCGGGCTCCCAACGCCCGGCGACGTAGCGACCGGTTTGCCCCTTCATCGTGAAGGTGAGCGTCTTCATGTCAGCGGCCAAGTACAACAAGTGCCGATGCATCGGGCCGCCGTCGCAGCGGACGGGGCGCTTGGCGGCGGGGGCGAGGCGGGGCTTGCGGCTCATGCTGCGGCCTCCTTCCCCTTGGGCCACCCGGCCCGGGCAAACTCGGCGACCACGTTGGTCAGCACGGGCAGCGTCCGTATTGCGGCGGGCTCGTCGGCGGGCAAGTATTTTTCGAACTCGGGCAGCGCCGCCGCGAGCGCCTTGCGCGTCGTGACGGAGTTGGCCACGGCCAAGAGCTTGCTCCGCAACGCATCGTGTTGGTTGTTTTGCCGCTTGGATTTTTCTGCCAACTCGTTGAGTTGTTTTTGGATTTCGTTCAAGAGCGCGCTGCCCCTGTTGCCGCTGGGGGCGTAGGTCCAAATTGTGCCCAGCGGGTGCGGCAGGTGGATCCCGCTTTGCTCGAGCCAACCAGTGGCAGCAGCGTCTTGGCGCTTCACGCCGTTGAACCGCTCGGAGAACGCCTTGTCGAGCTCGGCTTCGACGAGCCGAACCGCTTGCTGCTTGTAGTCCACGAACGGCACATCTTGCATCGCCGCGCGGACGAACGATTCGCGTATGGTGTTGGTCAGTCGCATGGCTCACTCCCCCTTCCGCATCTTGTCGACGATCTTCAACACCTCGCCCTTCTTGAGCAAGTTGCCGCCGAACTCGCGCTCGGCCCACGCTTCAATCTCGGCGTAGCGGTCGCGGCCTTCCTTGAACATGAACTTCTCGGCCCAGGGGTGCACGGCCAGGACGGCGTCCACCATCGCGTTCATCACCTTCTGGTATTCGCCCTGGGTGCGGCCGCCGGTCCGCGACTTTGCGAGCTCGGTAAGGGTGCGCAAGTTGAACTTGGCGACGATGTTGGTGGAGATGTTCGTCGGCAGGATGCCGCGTGCGTCCTCGGCGGGCAAGCCCATCTTGAGCAACTGTTCGTAGCCGAGGCGGATGTTCTCGTTGACGATGTCGACGATGCCGCGCGCTTGGGCACTGGCTTGCACGCGGTCGGTGTAGACGTAGTCGTAGTTGCCCATCTCCAGCACCCGCATCGTCTGCTGGGCGTAGGAGCCTTGCCGCGTGCGCACGAACTGATGAGTGAACGCGCGGCTCACGCCTTCGATCAGGAACACGTAGTCAACGAACTCCCACGAGCTGGGGATGGTGTTGGCCATGTATTCCAGCTCGGCCATCTTCCTTTCCTGCGGCCACGCGCGGATCTCGTCCATGAGCCCCGGCGACATCGTCAGGCGAGTCGACTTGGTGAAGATCAGGAGGTTCTCGGCCTCTGGGGTGTGGCTGATGAGGGTGACTTTCATGCTTCTTTCCTTTCTAAGTTGAACAACTGTTGCCAAGGTGACGCTGGTGGGCGACGCGTGAGCGCCGCACGGATTTGTCTCACGCGCGCTTCCGTGAGTCCGTATTCTGCCGCGACCTCCTTCGAAGGCCGCTCGTCGCGGGCGATGCGCTGGTCGCGCGCCCAACGCTCGACGCGGCGGGCCGTGTGACCCAGCGCGCTGTTCATCTCGCGCGCGTCGGCGAGCATGTTGGTGTACACCTCGTGCGTGCGCAAGGCGTGCCCGTTGGTGCAGCGCCGGTCGATCGACAGGTGCCACCCCGCGCCCACGCGGTGGTCGTCGGTGCGCTCGGTTTCCGCGCCGCAGATGTTGCACTTCACGCGGCGGCCCTCCGGGCGGAGTAGGCGTCGCCCTTCAAGAGGCGCTTGATGACGGCGATGTCCTGCACCACGTCGTCCAGGAGAATGTTGCGCCACGTCGCGAACCGGCCGAGGGAATAGATGTTGTGCTCGTGCGTGAGCCGGAACAACAGCTCCTTGCGCTGCGCGTCGCCGATCGGCGCGATCTTGCCGTACTTCTGCTCCACGCGCTCCATCGCGCTCACGGGCGGCAGCGTGACCCCGAAGGCGTGCTCGACGGCGTCCAAGTCCTCCTCCTCGGGCGCGGCCATGCATTCGACGATCATCACGTCGCCCGTGATCGAGGCGCGGTAGACGTTCAGCCCCGGCTCGGGGAAGTAGACCGTCTGGAACACGTCCGCCCCGGGGATCTTGCCGCGCAGCACCGTGATGGGCGACCGGGTGAACTGCAGCTCGGCGGGGATCCCGAGCTCCTTGAGCACCACGGGCAACGGAGCCGTGTTCACCACCGGCTTGAACGGCACCCGGAAGTCGGCCGGAGCGCCCCAGTGAACCCGGTCGCCCACTGCGGCCACGAGCGAATCGTACAGGTCGTCCGGCGCAATGAACCGCTCGACCGGGTCCAAGCTCCAAACGCTGCGGTCGCCGCGCAGCGTTCCGCCCAGGACCTTCTTGGCGTACAAGTTGGCCCAGCGGATGGCCGGTTGTTGGTAGGAGCCATGAGCGTAGAGCCCCTTGTGCACCCGTACCTTGCGGAACTCGACGCCCACCAGGTGGGCCACCGCGTCGGTGCGGAACCGCAGCAGCGCCCGGTGCCCAGCGCGGGGCGCGGGGGCGGCTTCGAAGACCTCGGCGCGCGGCCATGCGTGCGCGGCGATCAGGCCTGCGAGGCCCGCGCCAATGATGTTGGGAGTCAAGATGCTTCCTCGGTGACGACGGCGATGTGGTTCTTTTCCAGGAGCTTTTGCAGGTAGCCGCGCACGGGCTGCTGGAAGTGCTCCTCCAGCGCTGCCACGGAGCAGGTGCCCCCGGGCGCGTCCTGGATGAACTTCAGCACAGTGCCGCGCACGGAACCGGCTTGCACCCGGGAGGTGCCCTCACCCGTGAACCGCACGCGCTCAATGACGACGCGGGCGGAGCGCTGCTCGGGCGGCAGGTCTTCTTTCTTGGGGCGGGGCTGGATGGGGGCTTGCGCCGTCACCTCCTCGTGCAGGCGGTGGCTCATGGTGCCCTCCGCGTACGGGTTGTGGCCCAGCTCGGCGACGGTCTTGGCCACGGGCTTGGAGCCCTTGGGCACGCCCGCGTTGCCCGAGGCATTCTCGGCGGCGAGGATGTCCATGCGGACGCGCGCCCGGGCGATCTCGATCGAGGGGAAGGAAGCGAGGCGCTCGCCGCGCAGCTCGTTGTGGGTGTGCACGAGCTCGGCCATGGTGGCGGTTTGGACGTCCGCTTGGCTGCGGAGGATTCGCGGTGTCATAGCAGTTGTTCTTTCTGAGGTTGGGGTTGGATTATGGGGCCGATTACCACGTCTCGGCAATTTCTTCTGCCAGGGTCCACAATTGCGCATTGTAGTCGACCGAGCGCGTGATGTCGCTGAGCGGGCGCGAAGTCGCCGCGCGCCCCGAGCGGCTCAGGCCTTCAATGCCGCCGCGCACCGTGTTTTCCTGCAGCCGGTTGAACGTGGCCCAGAGGTCGCCCCGGTCGTCCTCGGCCCGGCGCACCATCAGGAGGTCTTCCACCTCGAACCGGCGCGCGTCGCCCCAGCGCAGCTGCGCGGCGAATCGGGCGAACTCGTGGCGCTGCGCCTTGGTCAGCTCCTTCTTGGACCAGCGCTCGATGGAATCATAGAGCTTGTGCGTGTTCTTGGCGAGGGACTGCATCCGGTGGATCAGGTCGGCGGCGGCGTCGCCCGTGTGGCGGACGACCTCCTTGCCGACCGTGTTGCCCACGACCAACCCGTTGGAGCACACGAACCGGAACACCCCGGCCAGCACCCGGGCGGAGGCCGTCCCGTCGTGGCTGTTGGTGACGATGATGCGGGGGACGGCACCGTTGATCTCCGGGAGCTCGGGGTGACGGAAGTCGAGCTGATGCTTGGCCCAAGCGCCCTCCCGCTTGCGCGGCGCGGCGGTCGTCGCTGAAGCCAAGGCCCACCCCTCCTGGGCGAACCGCTGCACGATCTCGTTGGAGGAGATGAACTGGTACCGGGCGCTCACGCCGGGTGCGGGGGTGGTGGCCGTCACGGCCCGGGGGAGAACGAGAGTCATGGTCTGAGCTCCTTGTTGATTGATGATGTTCAGGCGAGAGAAAACTTGTGGCCGTTGAACTCGGCGCGGCCGGAGGCCTTGAGGACGCCACGGAACTTGATGTGGCGGCCGAGCGGCAAGCCGAGCCGCACAAAGGCCTCACGCACGGAAGAATACTTCTCCGACCGCCCGGCCCACACGACCACCACGCCGTGGCGGGTGGCGCGGGCGGCGGCGACACCCTTGTTCTTCCAGGAGGCCGCGATCGCTGCGCTGCGCTCGGGGGAGGCGGCGGCCGACTTCACGGCGCGGCCTGTGTCCATGTTCCAGGTGTGGTCGCAGTGGTGGCAGGTTGCAATGTGCTCGTCCACCACGCGCTGCAACTTCTTGCTCTCGACAATGCGGCCGCAGGTGATGTCCTCATGCTTGCCGCAGGCCGGGCACACAGCCGAGCCGTCCACGAACAGCTGCTTGTACGCAGCCTTCTTGGCGGCGGGCTTCTTCACGCCACCGGCCAGCTCCTTGGAAAACTTGGCCTCCGGGGTGCCCAGCAGGAGCTGAGTGACGCGGCGCTCGGCGCTCTTGCGGTCGCTGAAGCGGGCGACGGGCTTCTGACCGGAGTTGGCGTTGAAGTAGGCGAGCAGCTCGGCGGTGGTGGCGGTCTTGACGTTGATCATGATGCGGTTCCTTTCTGAGTTCGGGCCGGTCGCAACTCGACCGTGAACGAATCATCGCACAAAAATCATACCACGGCAACACGTTTTTGAAAGACCCCTAGGAAGTTAGGGGTTATTCGCTCGGTATGCGCCGGTGAGCGCAGCTCTGCGCCGAGCAGCGGGCGTCCCGAGATGCCCGACAATCTGCAACTTCTCACCCACAGAAAGGAAAAACGATTATGACCGAAAACCAAGGATTCCTCTACGACTTGGCCCGAGGGCTGCAGGACGACGAGCGGCTGATCCTCTGCGGCTTCCCGGGCGACCCGTACGAGGCGGGGCCGACCGCTTGGAGGCCGCGCCCTTGGCGCCCCGGGGGTGAGATCCCGTTCGGCCCGGCGGAGAACGCCTACGTCACGGTCGGCGCGTTCAAGAAGGCCGGGGACGGTTCATTCCGCCGCCGCACGGAGACGTTCACTGCGGGGTTGGCCTTGATGGTGGACGACGTGGGCACCAAGGTCGACCCCGAGCAAGTGCGGGGGCTGCAGCCGACTTACAAGATCGAAACCTCGCCGGGCAACGAGCAGTGGTGGTACATGCTCTCCGAGCCCGAGCGGGACATGGCGCGGTTCGACGGGTTGATCCGTGCGTTCATCGCGGGCAAGCTCCTCGGCGCGGACCCCGGCATGAGCGGGGTGACCCGAGTCGGGCGGCTCCCGGGCCACCTCAACGGCAAGAAGGCCTACGGCGGGTGGACCACCCGGGTCACCGAGCACAACGGGAGCCGCTGGACGCCGCAGGAGCTCTTGGACGGGTTCGGGCTGACGATCATGGGCCGCCGCGTGCAGCGCGAGAAGTTGCCCACCGAGGAGGCGATCACGCGCAACGCGATGTTCGCGGCGACTTACAAATGGCTGGACCAGCGCAACATGTTGAAGCGCCACGAGCCCGACCCGAGCGGGTGGACGGAGATGAGCTGCCCCTGGGTGGACCATCACACGGGCGGGGTCGACAACGGCGCGGCGGTGCGCGAGCCCTCGCCCGAGAACGACTTTTATGGCGCTTTCCGGTGCCATCACGGCCACTGCGTCGACAAGGGGTGGGCCGACCTGACGGAGTGGGTCAACGAACAATCGATCGAAGAGCTGGAAAGGGCTGCACAATGAAGAAGCTTATTGCAATCGCGCTCGCACTGAGCGCTGGGACGGCTGCGGCGGAATTCTACGACGGCAACGAGCTGCTGCGCCGCATGAACTCGACCGTGATTGTTGAAGAGATGATTGCGCTGGGGTACGTGATGGGCGTCGCCGACGCGGTGAGAGAAGTTGACTATTGCGGCAGCCCGGACAATGCGACCGCAGGGCAATTCCGCGACATCGTGCGCAACTACTTGACCCGCAACCCGCAGCACCGGCACCACACGGCCGACCTGTTGGTGCGGGTGGCGTTGGCGTCTGTTTGGCCCTGCAAGCGCTCAACGCCCTCGCCGGGCGGGAGGACACTCTGATGGACCTGAACAAAATGGCCGCCGAGGCCGCCAAGCGCGTACAACAATACGTGGCGCGCGCCGCCGCGCAACACAAGAGGCAGATGCTCGAGAAATTTAGAAAGGAAAAGCAATGAAGCAGCAACCCACAGCATGGATGACCCGGCACTCGGGCACGGGCGAGGTAGAGCTCGACGAAGAGGGCAACGGCCCCACCGGCGGGTGGAGCGCTGCGTTCCCGGTCTACGAGCGGAGGCCTTGGGTCGAGTTGACGGACGGGGAGATCGAAGCGCTGCACAACCAACTCAAGGTTCAGCTCCTCGGCACATTTTCCGTCAAGGACATCTACCGCACAGTCGAAGCCGCGCTCCAGGAGAAGAACGCATGAGCATCGCAGCAATGAAGCAGGCGCTGGATGCGTTGTACGACATTGACGCGACAGGTGTTCCTGTCGGGCACATTGATCTGGTCATAGACACCCTACGCCTCGCCATTGAGCTGGCCGAGCGCGGGCCAGTGGTTGGCACCAAGACCACGTTTGAGGACGGAGAGTTGGTGGTGCGGCCCCTGTATCACGACGATGTCTACAACCCCCCACCCGCAGCACCTGTGCAGGAGCCGGTGGCAAACCTGACCGTAGAACAAGGCCGCGTGGCTGTGGCGGCAAAGATTCTTCCGGACGGGGTGTACGACCTCTACACCACGCCGCCCCAGCGCCAGCCTGATTACGTTTGGTGCGGTTGCGGCGATGGGATCATGCCGAACACCGGAGCCAAGTGCGGAACCTGCGCCAGCATTGATGCCGCCCCGCCCCAGCGCGAATGGGCAGGACTGACGGACGGGGAGATTGACGCGCTGCACAGCCAACTCAAGGTTCAGCTCCTCGGCACATTTTCCATCAAGGACATCTACCGCACAGTCGAAGCCGCGCTCCAGGAGAAGAACGCATGAACCCGATCGACGCAATGAAGCAGGCGCTGGAGGCCGCACGGCTGCTCGGTGGG